AAGACAGCGAATCTCAAGAACAGGCTCCGGTATCTTTTCTGGACACACTGCCAGAAGATTTGCGGGGCGACCCATCATTAAGGAATTTCACTGATGCTGCCGGGCTGGCAAAATCCTATGTACATGCCCAGCGGATGATCGGTGCAGACAAGATTGCCTTGCCGGGCAAGGCGGCCACCGAAGATGATTGGCGGCCGGTATGGTCAAAGCTTGGAGCGCCTGACAGTGCTGACGGCTACCAGATAGCCGGCGAAGGCTTTGCCGAACAGGAATTGCAATCCTTCAAAGAGCAAGCCTATGCGGTTGGCCTGACAGGCCAGCAAGCACAACAGATGGCAACTTACCTGGAAGGTCAAGCGAAGGGCGGTGTTGCCGCTGAGCAAGCTGACCAAGAACGGATTGCCGAAGAATACGATGCGGAGCTGCGCGCAGAATTTGGCGCAGCATACGACCAGAAACATGACCGGGCTGCTGCCGCTGGCAGGGCCATGGGCATCGATCCACAGGTTTTTGATGACATCAGATTGGACAATGGTCTGCCGCTAGGCAATCACCCTTTCATCATCAAACTGTTTGCCGGGCTGGCCGACCAGCTTGGCGAAGACACGCTAGAAGGTGCGACAACCGAACTGGTCAAAACGCCAGATCAGGCCGCACGGGAAATAGCAGAGCTAACAGCGCCGAATTCACCGTACTGGGACAAGAACCACCCAGCACATGAAACGACGGTGCAAGATGTATTGCGGTTACGGGAGTATCAATTCCCAGAGCCACAACAGGGATAAGCCACCCGGCCCCCGCCGCCTACCGACTGCCGCCAGCCTCGCATCGCGGGACAACTGGATCACATTTTTCCTCAATCCAACTCATGTGGAGGGTGACTTATGTCAACTCAAATCAACACCGCATTTGTGAACCAGTTTTCCGCAAATGTGACAATGCTTTCGCAGCAGATGGGAAGTCTCCTGCGTAGCACCGTAGACACCGAATCAGTAAACGGTGAAAAAGCGTTCTTCGATCAGGTCGGCTCAGCAGCCGCCGCTGTTCGTACAACGCGCCATGCCGATACACCAATGATGGAAACACCCCATTCGCGGCGTATGGTAACCCTGCAAGACTTTGAATATGCTGACTTAATTGACGATCAAGACAAGATTCGCATGCTGTCTGATCCGACATCAGTATACGCAAAAGCAGCGGCTGCCGGCATAGGCCGGGCAATGGATGATGTGATTATCACAGCATTCAATGCATCTGCGTCAACAGGCAAGTCTGGTTCGACATCAACAGCCTTTGCTTCGGGCAACATCGTTGCACATGGCTCTGCTGGTCTGACTGTTGCGAAGCTGATCTCAGCCAAGAAAATCCTGGATCAGAACAGCGTGGACCCGTCGATCAACCGTTACATCGTCGTGTCGCCAGAGCAGATCGAAGACTTGCTCAACACGACATCTGTCACCAGTTCCGATTTCAACACCGTTGACAATTTAGCGGCTTAATAGGGCAACCTATTTCGAAAAACTCTGTGAACTCAGGGGAAGTCTCATTGAGATTATCCTGAGCCAAGCCCAGCCTTGCTGGGAAGGTGCAACGATCATCCTTGAAATAGGAGTAGGCTGGAAGCCCAGCCGAAGCGCAGAGAACCCTTTGGGGTTATGATATGATCTGATCTGCATAGCGATATGCAGCGGCGAAAGCGGCTTTGGATTAGCGATCCAAGGTGAACATAATGTAAAGCGTTAGCTACCGGGACCGTGGACAGTTTTGTCGGCTTTAAATTCATTGTTTCCAATAGGTTAAAGGACGATGGAACAAGCCGCCAGTGCTACGCGTGGGCTGAAGATGGGATGAAAATGGCTATCGGTAAAGAGCCGACCGCCCAGATCACCCAGCGGGCCGATAAAAGCTACGCAACCCAGGTCTACTATTGTGCATCTTTTGGCGCTACGCGCATGGAAGAAGCCAAAGTGGTTCAGGTTCTGTGCAACGAGTAAACTGTTTTTAGACAGTTAGTTATAGGAGACTAAGATGGGTACAGTTTATTCTGACCAGAAGACGAAGTGGGATCAAAACAATCCTACAGAGATGATCAAGCCTATTGAGCAGGGCGGGCGTGTTCGTATCGCCTATGGCAGCTACACAGCATCTGCTGAGCAGTCTGACATCCACATGTTCAATCTGCCAAATGGAGCGCGCATTCTCAGCGGTCAGCTTGTCCATGCGGCACTTGGTTCATCGACAACCCTGTCAGTTGGCCACGCGATCTACAATAATGCTGCCGGCACATCTGTGGCTGCTGATGTAGATGAGTACAAAGCGGCTGCTGCTTCAACATCGATCACGACTGTCGGTGCATGCTTGACTGCTGCGCTTGGCTTGAACTCTGTGGTTGATGCTGATGCGACAGGCATTCCGATCACTGTGAGCCTTGCTGGCGCCAATGGCACCGGCCTGATCGAACTCACAATGACTTATGTGATCGACTAAACCAGTTTGGGCCGGGCGCGGATCGCTCCCTGAATCCTTACGCTACTAGTGGCGTCCGGCCCAACCCACCATCAAATTGAGGTATCGCTATGCCATCAGCCGTGGACATTTCCAATGCTGCGCTCAATACGCTCGGCGCGTCGAATATTATAAGCCTTACAGAGGATTCCAAGGCTGGCCGGCTGATTAACCAGCGTTACAATGATGTGCGCGATGCAGTCTTCAGAAGCCATAATTGGAACAGCCTGATCCGGCGCGCAAGCCTTGCCCGGAATACGGTGGCGCCAGCTTTCGGCTATCTTTATCAGTACCCTTTGCCGGCCGACTGTCTGCGGGTTTTGGAATTCAGTAACGGCACCCTGACATATCCTAAAGACAACATGACAGATAACTCCGGCGGTCCAGTCTATGTTGTTGAAGGCCGGGAGCTGCTGACTGATGAGACAACAGTCTTCATTAAATATATCTCGCGTGTGGAAGACCCCAATGAGTATGACACCCTTCTTCTGGACACCATTAGTGCCCGTCTGGCTATGGAGATTTGTTACGCTATAACCGGCAGCAACTCCATGATCAGCACGACCAAAGCCCTGTACGATGAAAAGATAAAGGAAGCCCGGTTTGTTGATGCCACTGAGGGCGCTGCTGCCAAGTTTGAGGCCAGCGACCTGATTGAAAGCCGGTTCTAGTAAATGGCGCGCTCCGCACCATCGCTCAGCAGTTTTGTTGCTGGCGAAATCTCGCCGCGCCTAGAGGGCCGTGTCGAGCTGGACAAATACCGTCAGGGCGTCGCTGAGCTGCTTAACATGGTTGTGCATCCGCATGGCGGTGCATCGCGCCGGCCGGGCACAGAATTCATCGGTGAAATCAAAAGCAGCTCTGTTAAAGGCCGCCTAATCCCGTTCCAATTTAAAACGACAGACACATACATCTTGGAATTTGCCAATAGCGTCATGCGCGTTATCCGCAATGGCTCGTATGTGCTGGACACGGCCAAGAACATCACGGCGGCCACACAGGCCAGCCCCGGCGTGCTGACCAGCAACACGCACAACTTTAGCGACGGCGATGAGATTTTCATATCGTCAGTGGCCGGCATGACTGAGCTGAACGGCAGGAACTATCTTGTAGCCGGCAAAACGACAAACACCTTCCAACTGACTGACCTGTTCGGCACGGCAATCAATACCAGCGGCTTTAGCGCTTATTCATCCGGCGGCACTGCCGAAGAAATATTCGAAGTCGCATCGCCATACCCGGAAGCAGCGTTGCCTGATCTGCGCTTTGTACAGTCCGCTGACACTATGTATCTCGTGCATCCATCCTACGCGCCGCGCAAGTTGACAAGGTCCGGGCACACATCCTGGGCCTTTACAGAGATTACATTCACTGATGGCCCATACCTCGACACCAACACGACTGCCACAACGCTCAATCCCGGCGCTACAAGCGGCACTGGCGTAGCCCTCGTTGCATCGGCTGATACATTCGCCGCTACTGATGTCGGGCGTCTGGTATCGCTGCACAGCGGCAATGCGACGATCACAGCGTTTACAGACGCGCAGAATGTTGCGGTTACAATAAACGCAACGCTGTCTGCCAGCACTGCAACAACAGCATGGTCGCTGGGCGCTTTCTCCGGCACGACAGGTTACCCGTCTGCCGTCACATTCTTCGAACAGCGACTGATCTTCGCGGCAACGACTGATGAGCCGCAATCGATCTTTTTCAGCAAATCTGGCGATTACGAGAATTTCACCGCCGGCACTAATGATGATGACGCGATCATCTATCAGATTGCATCAAATCAGGTTAACAGCATCAGATACCTGTCGGCCACGCGCGTCCTGACAATCGGCACATCG